CTGCCAACTGGCAAAAGTATGAATTTAATTCTTACTTTAGGTTTAGTATTGAGTGCATTGAACAACAGGAGAGTAATACATGAAAAAAATTACTATTCCCTATAAACCAAGACAGCTACAAAAAGAAATACACGAGTCATTAAAAAGATTTAATGTTTTAGTTTGTCATCGTAGATTTGGTAAAACAGTTCTTTGCATCAATGAAATGATCAAGAAGTGTTTGCAAAACGAATTACCTAATCCACGATATTATTATATTTCTCCAACCTACTCTATCTCCAAGAGAAACTGTTGGGATTATTTAAAATATTACACAGATGTCCTCCCAGATGTGCAATACCATGAAACAGAGCTGCGATGTGATTTACCGAATGGTGGTCGTATTCAGCTCTTGGGTTGCGAAAGACCAAATACTCTTAGAGGATTATACATGGATGGGTGTGTCTTAGACGAAACTTCGCAAATGCCGAGCAATCTATGGACAGAGATTGTACGACCTGCATTAGTAGATCGTGAAGGTTGGATGATTAGTATTGGAACACCTGCTGGAAGAAATAGCTTTTGGGAGTTGTTTGATTACGGACAACATCACGATAAGTGGTACGCAAAATCTTTTAAGGCAAGTGAAACAGGAATAGTCAACGAAGAAGAACTGGCAGAAGCTAAGAAGTTAATGCCACCTGAAATCTATGAAGCAGAGTTTGAATGCTCGTTTGATAGCGCAGGTATAGGATCAATTTACGGCAAAAGTTTAAATTTAGCTGACGAACAAAACAGAGTTACCAAAGTTCCTTATGACTCAAAGTACAAAGTAAATACTTTTTGGGATTTAGGAATGGCAGATAAAACTTCGATTTGGTTTGTGCAGCAAGTAGGAAGTGCTTTGCATTTAATTGATTATGAAGAAGATAGTGGTGAAGGTTTAGAATACTATGCAGGGATGCTGCAAGATAAAGGTTATGTGTATGACACACATTACTTTCCACACGATGCAAGTGTCAGAGAAATTGGAACTGGAGTATCAAGAATAGAAACAGCACAGAGTTTAGGTCTGGTTACAAGTATCGTTCCGAAGCTGCCTGTAGATGATGGTATTAATGCAGTACGAATGATTTTATCACGATGTTGGTTTGATCACGAAAAAACAAAATTAGGATTAGATGCACTTCGTCAATATCGGTGGAGTACAACTGATCGAGGAGAAGTAAAGAATAGACCAGTACATGATTGGACTTCGCATAGTGCGGATGCTTTCAGATATTTGGCTGTTGGATTAAATACATCAACAAACTGGAGTACAGAAATTAATTATCCGAATTTAGGAATTATGTAATGGCAAAAAAAACAGATTCAGAATTATTACAGGTTATATCGCAGGAAGTACAAAACTCACTAGGGTTTTACACCTCCGATTTATCCGAACAACGACAACAATCTCTAAAATATTATCTCGGTGAGCCATACGGCAACGAGGTTGAAGGAAGAAGTGCTGTTGTTACACAAGAATTATTGGAAACAGTAGAGTCAGTTTTACCAAGTTTAATGCGAATGTTTACACAAAGTGATCGCATGGTAAGATTTGAGCCAACGCAACCAGAAGATAGCAGGTTTGCAGAGAGTATATCAAACTATTGTAATCATATTTTTAATAAAGATAACGATGGTTTTAATATTTTATACGATTTGTTTAAAACTGCTTTGCTTCAGAAGAATGGTTTTTGTAAAATCTATTGGAGTACATCACAAGAACAGAAGAAAGAGCAATATCAAGACCTCACAGAAATTGAATACAATTCACTACTCCTTGATACAGAGGTTGAGATAACAAAAGTCGATGAGAAATCATCTGACGATGCTCTTTTTTCTGCCAAATACGATGTTGAAGTAGTTAGAAACAAAGATTTAGGCAGAGTTAAAATTGAAAGTGTGCCGCCAGAAGATATTTTGGTGTCTAAAAGAGCAACTTCCATGAAAGATTGTAATTTTATAGCTCATAGAGTCTATAAAACGAGATCAGAGCTTATTGACATGGGTTACGATCCAAAAATCGTAAATGATTTACCTGTATCAGACGAAGAAGTGTTCAATACGGAAGCTGTTGTAAGAAGAAGTTATGATGATGCATCAACAGATTTAAATGTAAGCACTCTTGATCCTTCCCAAGCCGTAGTTAATGTTACGGAATGCTATATCAAGGTTGATATGGATGGTGATGGTATTGCTGAACTAAGAAAAGTTACTGTTGGTGGCAACGGATATAATAATTACAAGCTGCTAGAGAACGAAGAAATACCTTTTATTCCATTAACGATGGTACGAGCTATTCCAATGCCGTATCGTTTTTTTGGATTAAGTTTTTACGATCTCATTGCTGATATACAAGCTGTTAGTTCTACGATTTTACGAAATACACTCGATAATATGTATTTTCAAAACCACGCAAGAACACTTGTTGTAGATGGTCAAGCAAACTTAGATGATTTATTAACGAGCAGAGCTGGTGGAGTTGTAAGAGTTAAATCACCAAATGCTGTAACACCAATGCAAACACCAAACTTTTTAAATGAAGGTTTGGCGATGCTAAAAAAAATTGATGAAATAAAAGAATCAAGAACAGGTGTTGCCAAGCAGCAGATGGGTTTAAATGCTGACACAATAAACAAGTCACACACTACCGCTACATCAACAAATCAAATGATGATGGCGCAAACACAACGCATCGAACTTATCGCAAGAAATTTTGCTGAAGGTGTGAAAGATATTTTTAAAACAATGTTTGCTATTGTGTGTGAATATCAGGATGCGGAAAGATTAATTAGAATTAATAATGATTTTGTACCGATGAATCCTCGTGAGTGGTTTAATCGTTACGATGTAACAGTACAAGTTGGTTTGGGTACAGGAAATCAAGATCAACGATTAGAAGTTTTGCAAAGAGTTTTAGCCGTACAGGAAAAACTTATTATGCAAGGTGGTTTGAACATGGTGACACCGCAAAATATATACAATACTCTTGAACAATATTTACAAAACTCAGGTTATAAAGATGCATCACCATTTTTCAATAATCCTGCTGCTGTTCCACCTCAACCGCAACAAAGACAACCAAGAGTTGATCCTGCATTACAGGTGGCACAACAGGATATTCAGTTTAGACAACAAAAAGCTGCTGCTGAATTAGAATTAGCAAATAAAAAATTACAAGTTGATTCAACAATCAAAGCAAAGAAATTAGATTTAGAAGAACAAAAACTCGCAACACAAGTTGTGAAAGACACAGATAATTTAGATATGGAAAAAGAAAAACTCGCAAGTAAAATTGTGCAGCAAGGATTAAACTAATGGTAACTTTTAGTCCTTTTATGCAATCTGCTACGGCACAAGATATAATAAATAATTATATTAATAAGCCGTATGAAAAACCTTCATCAATAAATCCAATATTTGATTTACGAGAAGAAGGTCAACAATTTCCACCTTTGAATCCGCCAGTACAAACTGATCCAGTTGTTGATCCTTGTCCAGCAGGGTATCAATTAATTGATGGAGTTTGTCAGCCAATAGATCAATTTGGTGGAAATATGGCAAATGAAGTAACAGGTGGCGGTGGTGATGAAGTTGAAGAACGACCTTATATGTCGATTGAAGATATGGAAGGTGCTACTGATGAAGATTTACTTGGTTATTTAAAAAGTGGTTTTTTAAAAAATAGTCCATTAGGTTTTCTCCCAAGCAAAGGAACAGAAGTTACATTAGGAATGGGTATGATGCCACCATTATTTAAATTAGGATTTGGTGGTCAAAATGAATTACGAAAAAATTTTATTATTAATGAACTAACAAAAAGAGGATTCTTTACAGGTCAGTTTGATGACAACAAAAATGCTATTTTTGATATTGGAAATAAAAATGTAAATACAAATGTTGGTGGTATTGAAAGTGCTTTACCACAAAATACTATTGGTCAACCTGTTACTGACGCATTCGGTGATACTTACCAAGTTGTTGAAACTGGTGGGGGTGGAAGCGGTATGGGTTATACATTTACACCAAGTGATCCTTCTCCTTCTGTTGGTCAAGAAACACAATCAGGTGCAGTTTATGGAACAGGTAGAGGTGGAACTGCCGATGTAAAGATTGCTCCAAGTTCTTTTGCTGTAAATTATGAAGAAGATTACGGAGCTGATATTTAATGACTCCTGAACAGGAAAAACAACGAACAGAATTAGCAAAAAATATTTTAAACAATCCTGTATTTCAGGATGCAATTAAACAAATAAAACAAGAATTATATGGTGAGTTTTTAAATTCACCTGCACGAGATTCCGAAGGTAGAGAAAAAATTTATCTCATGGGTAAAATGTTTGATCTACTTTTAGTGAACATCAAGTCTGTGATGGAAACAGGCAAACTAAACAAAAAACAATAGGA